ATGGTTTTTTCTTTTCAAATTAGCAGTTATAAAAAGCAAAACGGCACATTCTCAATTAGGTTAAGATTTTTTACTTCAGCTAACGATAATCAATATATTGACACTAAAGTTTCTGTAAAAAAAACTCAATGGGATGACAAAAAACAATCTATTAAGAGACATCATTTGGAAGAAGATCTCAACGCTAAAATAAATCAAGTAAAAACAGAAGTTCAAAAATTGTATTATAAGAACGAAGGAGTTTCAGCTAAACGTCTTTTACAGATATATAAAGACACAAAAAAATACAACACTAAGTCTTATTTAGATTTTTTTCAATCTGTTATAGATGAAACTAAATTGCGTGGAAAAACAAGAAGTGCAAAAACTAAGCAACACTATCATGATAAACTAAAAATATTCTCAAATCATATACCATTTTCAGACATCGATCACAATTTCATGAAAGATTATGAGTTTTGGCTCTTAAAAAGAGGAAATGCTAAGAATACTATCGCCTCTAATCTTAGGGCAATTATTACTGTTTGTAATTTAGCTGTGAAAGCTGGCATCATTTCCAAAAATAATGCAAAAGGATATACTATAGAAAAAGAAAATGTAGAAAAACAATCACTTTCACTTGATGAGATACAGAAAATTATTGAATTAGAAATACAACCAAGGCATAAAGGCATGATAAAAGCTCGAGATGTATTTTTGTTTTGCTTCTATACAGCTGGAATGAGATTTACTGATATATGCTTGTTACAATGGTCAAATATAGTAGGTGATGATATTGTTTATACAATGAACAAAGTAAAGGGGAGATCTGGTTCAAGAAGAAACATTCCTTTAAATCCTAAATCAAAAGAAATTCTAGAAAAATACATAGGTAAAGATGATTTTTTTGTTTTTCCTATGTTATATGGTTTTGAAAATAAAAATCAGGAAGAAAAAGAATACAGGATATACATACAAAACAATAATTTAAATCGATCATTAAAAATAGTAGCAAAAAAATGTGGAATAAACAAGCCAGTATCAATGCACATGGGTAAACACTCTTTTACAGATTATGCTGTAAAAAGTAATGTTAGTTTGTTAATGATTTCAAAATTGCTAGGACATACTAGGTTAGCCACAACACAACATTACCTCAAAGATTTTTATCAAAAAGAAGAGTCAGATACAATTAATCAATTATTCGGATAAATTGATTACTTTTGATTTAAGTAATAGAGACGTCTATTAACTATTTCTTTTTCATAGCAATTTTACCACTCACTTGAGTGGTTTTTTATTTAGATGCATTTTCATACCCAAACCTCCTTAAAAAATCTAGATCAAGTTCTTCTTTAAACTCTTTTTTTATAAGACCTATAACCCTTGTGTTGTTGTCTATTATTTTTGATAAACTTTTTGTTTCTTCCTTGCTTTCTAAATCTTTTTTATTAGCCACAAGAACCATGTTAGAAACATATAATGCAGGAAGCACTTCATCTACAATAAAAGCTCCTTTTTTTAATTTTGACTCCATAATTATTCCATTTTGAGCAAATATAATTAAAGATAAATCTACCTTTGTAGACAAACCCCTAGAAAATTTAGATCTATTATTCTATGAATATTTCAGAATTAGAAATACTATGCAAACAAGAAGCCAAGAAAGTATTTGAAAATTTTAAATACACAATCAACAAACCTCCTTTTATTGAATTAAAAAACATTGAAGACTATATAGAAGATTCCATAAACTTTCAAATAATACAAGTTTATGAATAAATACATAAATGAAGTGAAGTCTGATAAACAAATGAAATATTTGCAATCAGTCATAAATAAATACAAAGAAGTAGTTATTAAAACAGCATACAATTACGCTAAGAAACACTTTTACCAACCCCCTACTCCTTTTCAATTATAGTTACTTTACTGGTACCACATGAAGCTTTTGGCGTGAATTTTATCTCTCTTCCACCTAAACGCAAACCGAATAACCATTTTACTTTTTTTCGTCTACCTTTATGTTTAATCAATACAGTTTCATTGTTGAATTCTCTTTTATCTACGGTAACGTTTAAACTATCGTTACGATAAATAAGTTTTCCACTAACTATTAAACATGCGGTTGAGTCTTTCCATGTCGTAAGTTCTGGAATATTGTTTCTTATACTTGTTATAATTGGCGAAACATCGATTTTACTTGTAACACTGTCAACATACATTTGTTGTTGATAATACAAAGCTTCAATCCTTTTGGTTTTAATTTCAGCTTTTTCAACCAAACTATTAAGATCTTTATTTTGGTTCAATAGTTCTTTAATTTCCTCTTCTTTATTTACTTTGAAAAGAGCTACTTTTAAGCTATCAAGTTTTAAAGCAGTCTGATAATTGCTTACCATGCGCTGGTTTTCTTTTTTAAGCAATTTATTTTGATGAAATAGATAAGCTCCAAAACCAAGTAATGCGATTAACAACACATATCTTAAGTCTTTTAATGTAAAAAGTTTTAATAACCACATAACCTAATCTTTTACTAATCTTCTATACTCAAGTAATTTGTATTTGGAATAAGCAGATATTTTAACCTGGTTACTTTGATTACCTCCCAATACATAGATGTAATCAACATCTTCTCTGATAAAAAAACCAACATGACCTTTCCAACTATCAGGTTTTTCCCGCCATAACACAACAATATCTCCAATTCTAGGTGTATCAGTTTTACAACCAACTTTTAACCAACTACGCGCATTTAATTTACATGTGTATGGCAACCCAGCCTTTTTACATACCCAATTTGCAAAAGCACTACACCAAGCAGTCTCATCTTTTAATTTAGACCCATCGTAACCAATCTCATTAAAGTATTTTAAAACTTCAGGGTTGTCTTGCCTTCCAACGATTTCTTTTATTCCTATTTGCGATAATGCAATCTCTATCAATTTCATTACTTACTTTATGTTTCTTCTTCTTTTCTCTTTTATTTTATCTCTAACCTTAATCACATAAGGTTGTAAAAAAACCCACACAATCCCTGATACAATTGGAATTAAAAACCTTATAATGTTATCGGTAGGCGTCACTATTGCTGCTGCAATTGACGCCATGATTATTTTAATTTCTAAAGGGTTGATGTGTGTCATTTTTCTAACTTTTCTTTTCTTGTTTGCAACCCTGCTTTTTTTCTTGCAAACTCTAAAATGGTTAATGGTGCAGCAATAGCTATAATACCTAATGACAGAAACAGAATAATAATTCCTATTTCTTCAATAGTCATATTTTTAAAGTCAGCTATAATGATAGAATACAATACTCTACTCAAAATACCCAACCCTACTAAAAACACAACATATTCCCATACACCGTATTTTTTTAGTAATGTTTCTTTTAATGATTTCATAACTAACTTGATTAAAACTGATTTTTTGAACCATTAATGAACAACCAATCCGAATCACCAATTCTAACATACATTTGATGAGTTGCTCCTATACTAGTACTTGTATTTACTACAATAGTTCCAATAGGGTTATCAGCTAATGGAAATTCTGTATTCAGGTTGGCTGTTGTCTGTGTATCTAAGGAGCTTGTAGGTTTCGCTTTTATGTCTTTTAGTAACGCAATATTACCGTCTTCGTCTTGAAACCTTTGTGTTTTATTTCCTCCAGCTATAGAGACAGGTCTAGAAACTGTTAATTGATTACCGTTATCATAAAACAATAAACCTTGGTTTTCTAGTAACGAATAATTGTTAGCTATACTTGGATTAAAAACTGTTACTGCTGTACTTGAAATATTTACATTTGTAAAGTTATTTGTTTTTAGAGCAATACCAGTATAATCTATATAAGTACCAACTAAATTCCCGAAAACATCTTGTCTTGTAATTAAGGATTTGTCTGTTATGTTTCCTGCAGTTATTACGTTATCTAAAGTTTGAGCAGGTAAGTTTTTCAATTGACTTCCATCTCCATTTTCCAATAATAATCTACCAGGTAAAATAGGTAACTCTACATCTACATCGAAAAAAGAAGGAGTGTCTGCTAACTTTATATTTACATTACCTCCGTTAGCATCTGTGTCATTAATTTGAATTACTGGAGTAGAATGTCCAGCCCTCAATGTTTTAGCTGATATTTGACCTGTTATTGCTGTAATATTATTAGCAAATAAATTCGAAAACGTTAATTGACTTCCATCCCCTTGAAAAGTATTACCAATAACATTTCCTAATTTATCAACAGTAAATGTATTTGCTCCTTGATTTTGACCAACATAATTATACCCTGTGGATGTAGCTGTAGCGTCTGCTACTATATTATCCCCATTACTTTGATTAATAGCTTTAATTCCAACACCCGAGTTTGCATTAAATGAATAAATACCTGAATTTGTTGAACTTCCATTATAAGACCGAAATCCAATACCATTTCCATAATTTTCTGAATCTATTCCGGTGCCTGACGATTGGTTATTAGAATAAACACCTTTTCCAGTACTATTATTTTCAGAATAAATACCCGTTCCCCCTGCTTCATTTACGGAGTAGACACCTTCTCCATCAGCACTATTTTGAGAATATAATCCATTACCATCTGCATTATTTTGAGAATAAATACCTGCGGAAAATGCTGAATTAATTAACTGCAATCCGATTTGCCCCTCAGTTGTAACATTAGTTAATTTAGTCACATAGTTTGATAAATCAGGAGTAATTTGTGATTGTGGAATATGTTTAAAGTTACCTTTACCATCAGCAACAACCAAATTATCATTTTCAGTTCCAAGGGGTAAATTTTTAACTTGTAACTTGCCCGTAGATATTTGGTCTTTTCGTTGAGCATTTGAAGTTATTGTAAACATCAATATTGCTAAAATTACTATAAATCTTGTTTTCATTATTACTATTCGTTTTTTGATTAATGATTAATGTTTGTTAGTGTAAACTTCTACAGTTACTGACTTAGTTGTTTCAACTATTAGACAATGTGTTTCTAACATACCTAAGCTTTCAGTTTTAGAATTACTTCCACTCGAAATTTCGTTGTTGTTTTCAACTGTTTTAATAACATATCCTGTTGGTTCTGAAAAAATAATTCCTGTGGTAACTTCTCCATTTGCAAATGGGAAATACAATGTTTCATTTGCTGTTGATTCTTTTGAATGCACCTCTTTAATTACTTGTTTTGTGTTCATTTGTATTTAATTTTGATTAATGAATTATTTACCATTGAAATATCATTGGTGTTATAGTTATATCTGTGTCTGATTCGATGAACAGACTAGTTTCGTTTAAAAAACCAACTTGCCAAGTAACCGCTCCTGAAGTGGTAATATCTCCGAAATCATCAGATCCAGAAGTAGTGCCTATTTTTACAGAAGAGGCTCCACTTATTCTTATTGCATATAAGTCAGCATCTTGTGGTAATGTATATTCGTGAGGTTGATTTGCAGTAAGAGCAATTGGTTGTGATGGTTTTAATCCTTTAACATATTCTGGATTAATAAATGACTCTGAGTTTAAACCGACATATCCATCTGCTTCATTTTTTTCATTTTTATTTTGATATGCAGAAAAGTCTTGATTTACTAAAAGATATTTTACAGTTTTATTTTGAGTAGTATCAAAAACGACAATAAAAGCTCCTGAGCTTAATTCATTAACTTCATCAAGTTCAATTATAAACTTACTATCAGTTGATAATTGAGATAATTTTTTATTTATTGATAAAAATTCTTTTACAACCCAATCTTGAAACATCATAATCAATACTTTATAATGTAAAAATAAGTTTTAACCACTTTTTTAATTGTTCTAAATTGTTTAAATAAGGGTATTTGTGTATATTTGTTTCTATGGACTTTATTATTACACTTTTTGTTATTTTAGTAGGTGGTGGTTGGATTATAGGTAAACTAGTAGGTGGTGTTTTATTTTCAAAAGACCACAATTTTGAAACCTATAAACCATACAAAAATTCACCTACCATTATAAATAACTCCTACACCCAAAACAATCTTAATGTTACAGAAGAACAGTTCGATAAACTAAAAGACAGTCTTAAATCTTAATATAACCTCCATCAACTTTTATAAATGATGGCAACTCTAAGAACCCTCCTGAAGCGGGTTTACTCTTGTCAAACGTTTTTGACTTATGCGTTTCATTTGCTTTTCTTAAAATTGCATTTATTACATATAAGTTTGTGTCACCTAGTCTCCCTTCTACTTCAGGCACCTCAGACACAACATACTTGGTGCCATCTAAATAAAATATTCTATGAAAAAATGAAAGAAACACTTTTATCATCATACCCCTAGTTACAGGTAGTGTTTTTATTTTTTTTCCTTCAAAAGCGTCTCCTTTTTCTAAAATAGTCCTTGTGTCTGTTACATGTTGTTTTACACTTCCATCTGGTTTATCACTTATATCGTCTAGTTTAACCCAAAATTTATGTTGAATACCTGTTGAATAAAACACATCAGTATTAGTGTCGTTACTATAGATAAATTCTGAAAAGTCTTTTAAATTCTCTTTTACCGATATGTCTTCACTTCGATAAGTTAATTCTGGAAAATTATCGTCTAGGTTTACTATCTTAACAAAGAAATTCTTGTTCAAATAATCTAGCATTTCTAAATCAAATTCAAATACCTCATAATTTTCTCTATTATATATTGAACCTACTTTTACTATTGATTCCAAACCGTTGTAAGGAACATCAATAATTAAAACTACAGATTGCTTTTCTCCTGAAGGAATTATGTTTTCTATTTGATACCATGCAGATTCTATTTTAATATATTCTCCTGATTTAGCCCATTCCGGTAGCTTACCATTTAAGCTATAATCATTATCTAAATCAAAACCAGTATCAAAATCATATCTTTTACCTGACATGAAATAAATCCCTGTTTTTCCACTTCCATAGTTATATCTTATAGCATCTCTACTGTCTTTTAACCTTAAATTATTACTTATTTTGTTGACTAATAAAGACGTTTCATTCCCTTCTTCGTCTACAGCAATAGCAGACACATTAGAATAGTTAGATTTGAATTGTGTGGTATCAATATCATCTTTTGTAAAATAATGTGTCTCCTTATAAACTATATTAACGTCGTCCTCAAAGGATAATCTGTTTTCGTCTATTTTTTTGTTTGAAGCTACTCCTCCTTCACTTGATTTAACAAACCTTAAAGAGTTTGATTTTGAAATATGAAAATAAGGGTCACTTACTCCGAATTCTTCTACAACGAATGATTTAACAACTGTGCATCCTAAATTATCTTTAACATAAAATGTATAAGTGTTTGGAGGTAAACTGTCAAAAGTGTTAGAATCTTTCCAGTTTAAATTATCTAAAGAATATTCTAAATTAAAAAGGTAAGAATCTTTTAAGTTAGCTATTGCTGTTGCACCATTTGGGGAGTTATTAACCTGAATTGATAAGTTAGCACTACTTAAAAGATATGGTATAGATATTCTTTCTCTAATTTGTTGTCCGTCAGAGCTCTTTAAATCCAACCATATTAACCCTGACCCTTTTAACAATTCAAATTCAATTGGGTTTTGTGTGTTGTTTTCAATCTTAACAGGCTCTATTAATTCTGTTGCTAATTCACTTGTAGTAATCCTAATTTTAACATGAGTACATGGATTTGATGCTTGCAAAAAATCTAATGAACTAATACTAAAAATATTTCCTGTAAAATTATTAATTGTAAATCCAACATTTAAAAGAGCCTCATTATTAATTGCTATAGGATCTGAAAACTGAAAGTAAGGATTGTTGGCTTTTATTGTGACTTCATTGCCTACTCTAGTAATTGTGTATATAGAATATCCATTATAATCTAATTCAAAAGAGGTAATGAAATTGATGGCTGTTCTTTCTCCTATAGTAGGCGTAACATTACCTAATGTTCCTACCTCATTTTTTCCTTTTCTAAAAAGTACCCATGTTTCAGATAGAAGTAGTCCTGGTTCATTTGGATACAAGCTACTTTTTAATAAAAATGATATACCACTTCCTTGAGATAACTCTTCATTAAACTGTATTTTAATTTCTGAATATGTCATTTAACTAGCTTTTAAAACTGTCCATTTGGCTTTACTATTAGGTTTTAATTTCTCAAATCTGCCTCTCTCAACTTCTCCTTTTTCATTTATGAATTCAATTATTCCATAAATATTCTGCACTTCTTTTCCGTTTATTATTGTTGTTCCTTCTAATTGCTCCTTTATGTCATAATTAAACTCGTGTTCAAATTCTATCTCTTCAGGCAAATGGTATGGAACCCCTAAATCGGAACACAATACATCTCCGTTTTCTGAGAATTCCTTTTTATTTTTTTGCTTTGTTTTTAACCCGATATTTCCTTCAGAACTACCAAATCTTAAATAATCTTTCAAATGTTTTTTTAAAGAAGAGGCTATTGTTCGTCCATGCTTTAACAACAAGTTGACAGGAGAGTATTTTAAATTATAGGCAGTTTCTGGGCTATAAACTCCTTTTGGTTCTGAATCAAAATCATCTTGCCATTTTCTTAAACTGAAATAACCATACTCTCTTTTAAGTGCGAAAGGAAAAATTGCTTTATCGTTTCTATGGTCTAAATTAGGATAGTCTGATTTTGGTTTTCTTCTTATAAATTCACCTGCATAAGAAGCGTAAATGTATTTAGTTAGTTGTTTGAATTCATTTTTAACTCTTATTATAGGTGTGAAAAAATTAGACTGTGTATTGTACTCATCTAATCCCATTGCTTCCTCGTTTTCCCATCCTTTTTCACAACCAATTAATACACTTGAGTAATAGTGTTTATTCGCTGATTTTCTTTTCACATTACTTACTTGGTATGGTAGCTTTATGGTAACATAGTCTACATAAAAATCCTCTATTGGTCTAATAACAATTCTTTCTTTAAACCCAATCTTCTCAATTCCCATACCGACATTTTCAGTTGCCATTAAATCTTCTAAAAAATCTTTAAAAGAGGTTGTAAAAGGCTTATACTTATTACTGTCATTTATTGGTAATTTGTCAAATCCTCTCAACCAATGCCCGCAAGAATATCCCTTTAAAGAACCTTCACCGTCTTTTTCATACCCTAATTCTTTACGTCCTAAATATTCTGAATAAAAAACTCCCTTTCTTCCTGTAATAATTTCTAAAAGTCTCTCTCCCAACTCATGAGCAAGTATAATTTTTGATGAAGTTTTTTCAAAAAAAGAATTTTCTTGAATATCCAAATCAATTTCTAAATTTTCATAAACATGGTCTAGACGCCCTCTATCAAACCAATTTCCATTATCTGCTCCAGTCCAAAAAAACAATCCTAAGCTATCTCCTTGTTCTAAATATAAATTCTGTTTAAAATCAAAATTAATAGTTCTACTTCCCCATTTTGTAGGGTATAGGTCATCATGAATAATATATGTTTCTTTTATATTGTAATCGCTACCTCCTGAATAATGAACTAGAACTAATCTTAAAAAAGCACTATGATTAATTTCATCTTTAGAAACAAGTTTAACTGTAAACTTTCCTTTGGCGCTTAATAAATGTTCTTTTTCCCTATCGTTATGACCATAAAATATTAACGACGCGTCTGGATTGTTAATATGAAACTGATTAACAACTGGTTCATGAAACAGCTCGTCAGATTTGTTTACTAATTTCATCCCAAAAGGAACAGCTTTTTCTCCCCAGCTCCCTTTTCTGTGAGGTATTTCTGTCTTTACAGTAGAAGAATTATCACCTATAAAGTTGGTTTGTAAAAATATCTTCCTCCCTTCAAATTCTATATTATGCGTTGACAATGAAGAAATGTTATGACCATCTAAAGAGGTGTTTCTCTCTATCTCTACTTTTTCAGATTCTCTTGCTTTAATTTCTGTTTCTAAACCACTAGAATTAAATTTTACTTTAACAGCAAAATCTTCCATTTCCCAAGTAGACAAATCTAATACACCATCATAATCTAATGTCCAAACATCTGTGTATGGATGCCTTTCTTCTCTTTTTAGCCAAATCTCAGCATTAACATCGTATGTATCTCTTATGTAATTTATATAATCTGCCCCATCTTCTACAAATCTTAAATTGTTTGAAAACTTTGTGATGACACCTTTATATTTTTTGTGACGAGAATATTCTTTATCACTTGTATCCCATCCTTCAGGTTCAGTAATAATTTTTGAACCATACTCTTTATGGCTTAAAGTATATCTTACTCTATCTCTATATGTAGGGTTAATTCCTGACATTATTAATCCCAATTAGTTACATTATTACTAAATATTGCATGCGCTATCTTATCAGCTATTTTATCACTATTGTCTTGTACACTTACATTTGTTTTGCTTCTTTGTACAGCCTTAGTATTCCTTTTAGTTTCTTCTAATAATTCAGACATTAAAGCATTATTAAAGCTTCCTTGTTTTTCTTGATAGCTCTGTAATTGTTTATTTTCAATATCAAGAGAAGCAAATATTGAAGCTCTTTGTAGTCTTTTATACTCTTCAATACTAGGAATTACTTTAGTTCCTATAGGTAAATCCAAAACAGACGGTTTATCTGCTATGTATGGATTTTTATTAGGTTCAAAAATTACCTCTGGTCTTTCTTCCCCTACTAAAGCTTTTCCTCCTGGATGAAACTCTGTACCTTTTGCGTACTTAGGTATTGGCTTTGATGCTACTGCTGCAATCTGAGCTAAACCTAGGGCACCGACTAAAGCTGTCATTATACCAGCAGAAACTCCAAAATCAAACTTTGGTACTTGTGCCCAAATTCCAAGAATTGCTTGTGCTGTGTTCATTCCTATTTGAAATATGGCAGCAGCTTTTTGAAATTTGGCTTGTTTTTCCTGTTCTTTACGTTTCTTTTTTTCTAATTCTTCTCGTTTCTTTTCTTGCTCATCTCTTAATAAATCTTGTTTGGCTTTATCTCCTTCTGCAAGTTCAATCTGTCTATTGTAATACTCATCATTAACTTCAATTTGGTTGTTTATCTCGTCAATATTTCCTTGGTAAATTGAACCCATTACATCTCCAACAATTGACGCAGCAGAAGATATTCCATTTAAAACTCCTTCAATACCTTCACCAAAACCGTCTACTATACCATTTAAAAACTTTTCAAGATTAGCAGCATCAAGATTTAAACTTTCGGCTATAACATTTGAAGCATTTCTAATTTGTTCTGTTTTAAATTCTTGAACTCTTCTCTCTGCTTCTTTTTGTTCTTCAAGATCTGCAACTATACCTTTAGTAGTTGTCTGAGATAAAACTAATTTTGTATCTGAAAGCAGTTTTGCTAATTGCTCTCGTTGCTCTTTAGTATAACCTTCCTTTTTTAATTCTTGCTCCAGAAAGGCTATTTGTATTTTTAAGTTTTCTTTTGCTGCTTCTAACTTTATTTTAGAAACTCTTTTCTCGTGCTCTTTAATTAGCTTTTCACGCTCTCTTAAACTTAATCCTTCTCTCTGAAGAGCTATATTTAGATTGTTCTGTTCTTGGGTTATTCTATCCTGAAGTTCTTGCTCTCTGTTTTTCTTATCATCTTCAATGGCTTTTTTTCTCTTGTTAAAGCCATCTTCAAGTATTTTTTGTGCATTTTCTTGCCCTTCTTTTTCAATTTTTGCTTTATCAGATTGAAACTTTAATTCAATCTGTTTAATCTTATCAGGTCTATCTTTAGCGTTTTTTATAGCTTCTTTTGATTCAAGTCTTAGTAATTCAATGGATTTATCAACAAATGATTTGTTTGAAAGTAATCTTTTTACCAAAGACTCTTCTTGATTTTTAATTATGTCTTCCTCAAATTCAATACTTTGTTTAAGCTTAAACCTCTCTAACTCAAAACCATCTTTTTCTAGTTGTTTTCTTCTTTTTTCATCAATTTCCTTTTTCTCTTTATTTGAATCTCTATAAAGTCTTATTACCTCGTTTTCTTGTCGTTTTAGATATTCTAAGTATTTTTTTCTCTCATCAATTTCACCCTGTATATAAGAAGCTCCTAAAGCATCTTTTCTTTCTTCTAGAACTAGTTTTTTATCTTTTTCTCTTTGCTCTATCTCTTTCTTAAATAAATTTGATCTATCTCTAATCAGTTTCAATTGCTCATTTAGAGACTGCTTTTTTATAGCTATTTTTTCACTCTCGCTTTTTGCAAGTGATAAATTGTTTTTTTCTCTTTCTTTAACTTCATCTAGTTCTAATCTTAAACTATTTTTAAGTCCTGATAGATATTCATTTATATTGTTTGACCCTGCTTTTATTGCTTCATTTAGTGTCATTTGTGCTTTAGCAGCTTCATTAGCTCCATCTGAAAAGCTTTGAAATATCTCATAAGCCGAACCAAGTATTACTAAAAACAACCCTACACCACTTGCTGCAGTTGCAGCTTTCATAGCTTTCATTGAAACAATAACCTTTTTTATACCTCCATTGATAGCAATTAAAGTGAGTCTATACAAAGTGTTTGCTCTAGCTGCTAGACCCATTGCAAAATTTGTAGCTAAAACAACACCTTTATAAATCACAAACCACTTAACAATTTTTACTGTAGTATTTATAACTGTCTCTAAATTGTCAGACAGGAATTTTAATATTTTCTTTAAATCATTTGAAGCCCCTGTTGATTTATCTGTATTAAGAATATACTCCTCCCATCTACTTTCTAAGATTCTAAAATGAGCATCTAGGGATTGTAATTGTTCATTTACTAAGTCATTTAAAGCACCACTATTTTCTCTTATTGCATTAGCATTTTCTTCAATAAGATCTGTATTGTTAGACAAGACAACCCCCAATGCCGCCGATTGTTTTCCAAATAATTCAGAAGCTAGTTTAAGTAATTCTAACTCTCCAACATTTTTACTTTTAGCTTTATTTAACTCTTCTAAAGCATCATTCAAACTCTTACCTTTTGATGCCAGTTTTTGTTGAGAAGTACCAAGTAAACGACCAGCTCGTTCAGCTTTGATTCCGTTATCTGCTAAAATTCCAATTAATGAACCTGTATATGCTATATCCTTATTTAAAGCTTTAGATATAGGCGCAAGGTATTGGAATGAATCTCGCATTTTTTGGAAATCAAGAGATGTGGAAGTTCTGATTGTTGCAATTATATCAGCATATTTTCCTGCTTCATTAATACTCCCTCCAAAAGTGTTAAGCATTTGAACTAAAAACTCTCCTGCTTCATCAGAAGCAGCATTTAAACCAATAGATAAATTATTAACTGGCTCAAGTAAAGTTTCTATTTCTTTATCAGTTTTCCCTAAAGTAGCAAGAGATTCTGCTAGTTTTGCTACATCTGTTGCAGTGTTTACAGAAGCTCCAGCTACGGAGATAATTTTATTCTCTAATGACTCTAAAGACTTTCTATTTGTTCTGTAGATACCTGCAATATTGCTCATAGTTTTACTAAAACTTCTAACAATATTGTTTGCTTCTCGCATTGTTTGAACAAACAAAAACAAACCTCCTGTAAATCCTAAAGCAGAAGCCATACTTCTTGCAGCATTTGCTGCGGAAGCCATAGCCTTACCATAATTACCTACATTTCGTTGAAATTGCCCTACATTAGCATCTACACGTTTTAAGGTACTGTCTAACTTATGTATATCTGCTTGTAGTCTCCTTGCTTGATTACTACTTTCACCTTGTGTTAATGCAACATCTTTGTATCTTCTTCTTAATTGTAGAAGTCTTAAAGACTGTTTCTCGTACTCTGTTGATAAAGTAGAAGACAGAGTAGCAGCTTCTCTGGCTCTTTTATTTAACACACTCAATTCATATCTTTCTTGTACAGTTAATTGAGTGCTCTTTTTTTGAGCCTGTTGTTTCTTTTTTTCTATATCTAGGGCTAGTTTTTCAGTCCTTAATTTTTCTGTTTGAATTTTTTGTGCTTCTATTAAAGCTCTATTTCGTTCTTTTTCTGCTTCTGAAGTTAGTTTAGTTAATTTAATTTCTCTTTCTTTTAAATCAATAAACTCTTTATTGTTTCCTGCTTTTTTAAAACCTTTAGAAAGAGTATTAAACTCTAACGCATGCTTTTTTAGCTCCTCTGTTTTATCAATTGCTATTTGCAAGTTTTTAGCATAATCGACGCCCCAACGAATTACATCATCATTGGCGAGTTCTTTCCTAGTGATAGTTCCTCCTTTAGCCATTGTTGCTTTCTAAAAGTTTGATTTTGTTTTTTACTTGCTTTTTAAGAGATAAAAATTTAAAAACAGATACAGATTCATGGTCCAGATCATATCCTAGAATTATTGAATAGCTTGATAGAATATCATAAATATTGAATTTCTCTTTCGTTTCTTTAGGTAATTGAGAAGAGAAAGTATTTGCTCTAACAAGCAAGTCATTTGCTTCTTCTTTAATTGTTTCTAGATCTTCATCATAATTATCTTTTGAAACAACATACCCTTCACTCTTTAAGAAACTGACTAAATCGTTATCATAACCGCTTTTTAAACAATCAATAGCTATAACAACCGCTTTATACTTTGAAATTAAGTATTCTAATTTCTTTTTGATATTTAGTTGATTGTTCCCTGGTTCTTCACTTAATTCTGAATACTTTTCATATAGTTGGTTCCATATGTCTTTCAATTCATTTTCACTTAAGCCTTCATCAGACAATAGTTGAAAATTGTTTGTTTCGAGTATTTCAAAAAATACAACAACAGGTATTTTAAGCGTTCTATATACCAAGAGTTCTTCTAATTTCTTTTTGTAATAAAGGCAGTAACTTTTTTTGAATTACTGCCTCTAAATTCTTATCAGTTAATCCAAATATTTCTCCGTATTCAGCGACTAACAGAGGTGTTTTGCTATCTTTTGAACTAAAAACTGCTTTGTCTTTTTTGGTTTCAATAAAAAAGCCTTTATAAAAATCTCCAGTATCTTCTAATGTGTATGGAGTTCCTGCTTTTTTTCTTCCTCCACTTATTTCTTCAGTTAAAGGAGAATAAACACTTCTTTTAGTTCTTTTGTTAAATAACCTTTTACCTTCTGAATCAACTCCTTCTGAAAGTTGATTCTCTGTATTTATTTCAATTAAATCTTTCTCTATTGACCTTATCGAATCAAATAGTATTTTACTTATCCTTGTAGGATTTAGTTTTTTTACTCGATCTAGCTGCTCTTTTAGTGTCGCCATCCTTTCCTTGTGCTACGTTATATGCTTCTGTCATTTCATCTTCTGTAAAATGATTAGCAAATACTTTTGAAAATTCATCAAAAGAGTGCTTTTTAGCACTCTCTGTGAATTCTGTGTTTTTATACTTTGACATATTAAATCGTAACAGTTACTTTATCTGCCTGATACATTATGTTGGTTTTTTCAACAACAACCGTAGCAATTGTTCCTGAAACAAAACCAGTTCCATTAAGTGTATAGGTGTTTTCATTTGCTGTTAAACCAGAAACTGATTGAGGAGATCCATCATCTTTTAAAAATTCGAAATCTGCTTGAGCTAATCCAGTTACAGGAGTACCGGCACTTCTTTCAGTAGCTTTAACAACTAACTCTGTTGCAGTTGGTGTTCCAACAACTTCTAGTAAAACAGTGTAGATACCTTCAAAATCCTCTAAATCAAAATCAGGCTCCAGAATAACTCCGTTTTCTTCAAAATCTCGATAATTAGAATAGATGAATTCAATGTCAGTTGAAGCTGGAGCTTCAAAAGTTGCATCTTTTCTTATACCTACATTATAATTGCTTAGTAATTGTCCTTGTAATTTACCGTCTGGTGTTAAAACTCCTTTGATGTAACCATCATCTGTAAATTCTAATACTCTGGTGTATTCAGAATCTTCGTAAGATTTATAAGCAGAATGGCTGTGAATACCTAAGTGATGTGTAGCTTTTTTTCCTTTTCTTGCTGCTTTTGTTTCTAATTTAATTGTTCTACCTTCGTAATAGGTAGCTTCAGTATTAGAATTCTCTAAATTAGCTTCAATGCTTCCAAAAGGCACCACATCTTTATTTTTTTTGGCTGTATTCCAATTAGTCAAACTTTTTGCATCATCTAATGTGATCTCAAAGCCCCCTCTTGTTAGAGCATATCTAATTGTTGCTCCTTCCAAAACTTCTTTTGCAACCCCTGTGTTTTTGGTTGCTGAAGTTGTTACTCCATTTATTTTAATTAATGTTGCCACGTCTTTAAATTTTTAAAATATTGTAATATTATTGTTATACTTATGCTTAAATGAAAATTTGATAAAATGGTAAGGCTGCATATCTATTAGTTTAGTGTCAAAACCTTTCAGAACGTCTTGTCCTTTTAAAATTTCTATGCTTTTGTATACCTTCTTTTTAAGAATACTTAGTATTTCCATTTTAACCTCTTCATCTGCTCTATGAGAGATTTCAGGTTTTATTTTCTTGATGTTAAGTATGAATACTATATCTAAATCAGTTGTTAAATATTTAGATTGTTCTATTGAAAGATTTGAGTCTAAAAAAAAGAATCTACCATGGAATTTTTCATTTAATCCTAAAGCATTTTTATAATCTTTATTCTTTTTAAAAATCAACGGTTCTTTATTTACGATTTCAGCTCTTCCATAAGCCTCTATATTCCAGTCTGAAAGTTTATTACTCAAGAACTTTTGAAGTTTTTGAATTTCAAAATCAATTCCTACAGGTTTATCTTTTAAGTATATCATCCTAGAGTTACTGCTTCTAATGATTCTGCCTCATTATTATTAAATAATGTTTTTATATACTTAACTTCTCTTCTGTATCTGCTTGTGTATCCAGAATGAAAAGGGAAATTCGGGTTTTTATAACTACCTTCATCATTTGAACCATTGAGGTCTAGTCTCCATTGACTTATCATCTTATCTGTGAAGTAAGAAATCTCATTAATTCTTTTAGATGAAAGGATAATTTCTCCAACTTTCAAAACCATTCTCAGATATATTGCTTTATCAAAAGCAGCTATATTTCCAAGTATTTTTATTTCATCGATTTCACTTTCTCCTTGAAATACATCGTTCAACACTTCTAAAACATTAGATTCTCTTAAAATAGTTAAGTATTGATTAAACATAGTATCATCAATATCTTCAATAGGTTGTGTATCTCTGATATATAATATTGACACCATGGAATGAGCATCTTGATAAACTAAACCACTTTCAGTTTGAGTATTATCTGCATTCATTGCCTCAAATGTTTCATCAATTGGCTTTCTAAACCCTACTCTATTTTTTAAGAGAATCTTTATGTCGTTAAGTGTCGCCATCCTATAATTGTCCTACTTCAAAAATTGTAGATTCGTTTGCAGTACTTAATTCTGCTTTATTGAACGATAAATCAACAGAAAGTTCCCAGTTAATTACCACGTCTTGAGTATCTCCTCCTGAAGCTGAAGTATCTGCTCTATCAGCATAAGCATGAACAGCATAAGTAAGCCCTGTAAATGGATCAACAATACTTCCGTAACCTCCTAACGCACTTTCATAATCTCCTTTTCCTTGTCTGTTCTGTTTAGGAATCCAATCAACTACACCGATTGTTGCTTCTGGAATAAAGAAAGATATACCATTTCCATAATTAGCATCGGCTAAATCAACAGCTTCAAAATGGTTTAAACCACCAAATTGAAACCCGAAGTTTGTTGCGTTTGATTGCCCTTGTGATGCTAAGTACTCAGCTTGCGCATATAAAATAGGGTCTAAAATTACGTCTGCCATTCCTTTGTAGTGATTCTGGCGTAACATAGACTTACCATATTGGAAAAACCTGTCTTTGTTTGCTGCTGTAATCTCAAACACTTTATTTGTGTCATTCCAACCACCGTTTTTAGTTGCAGTATTGACTAATGATTTGTTTGTTGCTAAAAAAGCTTGAGAAGCGGCATCAGCATCTTCATGAATGTTCTTAAACATGTTCTCAAATTCATTTGCTAAAATTTGAGCTTCCTCGAAAATGTTGTTGTCTGCTCTTTTTAATGAAGTTTGAGCATTATCAGTAAAGGTTTGCCAATTAAAAGCTACTTCACTAGAATCTCCAACAGCACCAGTATGGTTATGGGTTCTTGAGTTAGTAGTGCTTCGTTTAGAACGATTAAAGAAATACCCTTTTTCTGGTCTTTCTTCTTTTGTTCTTAATTCTCCAATATTCGGGAGGGATAAATTTGTGTTTTTTCTAAATGCTCCAAATACGCCTGCTGATTTAAGTCTTTTTTCTGGTGCAGCAAAGCGTTCTGCTAAGATTAATTTTGCCTCTGCAAGCACAGAAGCTGCATAATTTGCCATTATATTTAATAGTTTAAATTAATAAATATGGCGGTATCTTGCCTTTCTTCTGTGCCTGTATCTTGGCTTAATTCTTTTTAAGATTTTAAGGTAATCTTGAACCTTTGATTTCTATTGCTCTGGGTTTTTATTTTCTTTTCTCCAAGCTGCATAGTCTTCTTGATATTTTGGATCGTTTAAAGACTTTTCTGGATTTTGCTTTTGCCATTGCTCTTGAAAACTAGAAGCTGATTTAGCAGAGTATCCTCCTGAACCTCCTTCGTTTCCTCCACCTCTACCTGGAGTGCCTGAAACATATTTGTTTTCTGCTGCCCAATTCATAAAAACAGTTTTTAATTCAAGTGGTGAAGCTGTTTTTTCATCCTTCATGGTTTCACCATTAAATTTAACAACAGTTTTCCCTTCTTCAACTGCAACTTGATGTTTTGAATTAAACAATGTTATTACATCTTCTTTAGGAATAACAGTATTAGCAGGAATAATATTCATTAAACTATTTGTAGTTTTCAATGAATTAACAGTTCCCTTTAAAGTGTCTCTTTCACCAGTAATTGTTTCCAATTCTACTTTATGAGCTTTTTTCATTTTCTCAATATCAGTTGTCAATTCGATTACTTTTTTATCTGGTTTATCAAAAGACTCTTTTACTTTGTTTGAGTGAAATTCAAATAATGAATCAAAATCTTTCCCTTCAAATTCATATCCTAATTCTTTCTTTTTGTTTTTAACTTCCATTTCTACTCCTGCCGTCTTACCTTCATTGTATGAAGTAGTTTTTTCGTTTTGAATCCTTTGATTCAATTCGTCATCCGAAAAAACATTTACTTTTTGTAAGGTAATATCCTCCTCTCTTTCACTTTTAATCTTTGCTTCTAAATCCGAAGCTGGAACACCTGCAAATTTTGCAAATGCTTCAATTGTCTCTTTTTTTAACATCTTGTTATTTTATTCTACGGTTAAATTGTTAATCCATTCTTTTACTACTTCTCTTATGTCTGCTACTTTTGTTGCTTCACCTAGATCAATGTTGTTTTCTTTAGCATACTTTTTAAGTTTGTCACCATTGGCATTGTCTACATTGAACTCTTCCTCTTTCTCAGATTCTTCCCAAATATCTAGGATTCTTAAGCCTTTGATTTTTTTTAACTCTTCTTCTGAAGTTGCTTTTTCTCCTTTACTTATTAGTTCTTCAGCAACATTATCTACAACAGGTCTTGGATTTCCAATTGTCTCTCTTTTTTCTTCTTTTCCGTTTCTAACGGTTATTTTAATCTTCTGAATTGTTTTCATTTTTTTTTGGTTTTGATTCTACAAATTTTTGAAACTCTTTTTTTAGCACTTCAATGTCTTTTGTCCAATCGATTTTAGTGACAATCCACTCAGAGAAGTACAGTTTTTCACTTATCTTATCAACTCCTACTTGATTTGAAGTAAGAGCATCTAATTCTTGTAATGTAAAATGAACTAAAGGCTCAATTTTGAATTCTTTAAGTTTTTGCTCGTACATTTGAGTGTCGTTTTGATACTCACTTAGCAAATATTGCTTGTACAAGTAATCTAATGTTGTTATTGGAGCTTTAGATTCTTTAGCTTTAGTGTATTTCTCCCAAATAACATCTGGATTTTCACAAACAAATCTTTTTCCGTTTTTGATTGATACACTTCCATACTCATTTCCAAACATCCATTTAGCGATATAATCAACAACTCTCTCTTTAATTGTTTCTTCTGTTACTGAAAAATTATGAAGCTGAGTATTTAATGGCTGAGTATCTATAAATCTTCCTGTTGCTGTCTCTGACTTTTCTGCTTCTGAATAAGTGTTTAAAATGGTGAATTCCATTTTTTTCTCTAACTTATCTAAGGATTCTTCCATTTTACCCCATGCCTCAATAGGTGGTGCAGCAAATCCTGCTACATTTGGAGCCAGTATAGGTGTTTCTTTATTCTTAGGCAGTGGCAACATTATGCCGTCAGAAACATCAAGTTTTAAGTTGAACTTTTTACCAGCACATGATGGGCAAGTTTTATGGTCTCCTTCTCCATCTTTTATTTTTCCTGACCCTTCACATCTTGTGCATTTACTAACATATTGCCAGTACTTAGGATAAGCGTGTAAAAACTTGAATATTGAAAGTACAGAGCATTCTCTAACATACTCTTTAAGTAAATCTTCTATTTTGTTTATGAATGACTTTCTTCCTCCTGTCTTTTTATCAATTATATCTGATACTAAAATTGCAGGAACAAAACCTTTGTTGTGGAATAAAGCATGTTGATTATCTTCGTTTTCAAACTCCTTCAAATTATCTCCTTCTAAATAATAAAGAGCATCTTTTTCATCATCAACAACTCTAAAAACATCTAATTGCTTTTTACCTATACTAAACTTTCCGTGTTTTAAAACTAAATAATCAAGTTTACCCCATTTTACAGTGTAATCGTGAATTACATTTATTGATTTGTATGTAGGATAAGAAACTGGAGTCTCATTTTCTTCTGCTTCAATAAAGATTAAACCATTTGGATCCGTAACATAAGCTTCAAACCAATAGTCTTGCATCCATTTGTTCAGTGATATTCCTTCTGGAAGTTTTGAGATTATTTCTATTAAATCTTTTTTGTTAGAATCAATTTCAATATCTAAAGTGCTGCTTCCTCCTTTTGCTGAAAACACTTTAGTAAATTGATTAAGTAATCTATGGATGAAGTCCTTTGGTGAACGCGCTATCTTTTGTCTTAGCTTTTTTTGACTTTCATTTTCAAAGTTTGTGATTTTCTCGATCTCACTTGTAATATCTCCACCGTTATAATACACATCTAACCTTGTAAAATCAGACTTGTAATCTCCAAGGTTTTTGTTTCTAGGCGTCTTGATTATTTCATGTATAGAATCAGTGTCTAATATCATCTTAATAGATTAGTTATCACAAATATAAAATCAAAGGCTTGCTGTTATTGGTACTAAATAGTTTATATTAGTAGTTTTAGTAGAATATGTCATATCCCGAATTATGACTCATGTGTCCATATCTAACAGCATCCCAAACGTGATTATACTTATCTATTGGTTGATTTATTTGAATACCATTAACTTCCTTGAACTTGTAGTTTTCTCTTTCTTTTTTGACATGCTTCCATAGCTTATTTTTAACACAATGAATTTTCTTTCTTTTCATAGAAAGAAGCCAGAACATAATAGATTTTGTTTTAGATATTTTAAAGGCTTCATCCCATCCTAAGTCAACAAGTCCTTGAACCATTTCAACTGTTCCTTTATTTTCTCCTGTATATTTATCTGAGCTATCACATGCTAACGGTAAATGTTTCTCCACACCACATTCCAACAGCATTTCGTCTAATCTATCAGGTGTTTCAACTGATTCATATATTAAAAGCTCAAACCAGATGTTATTTTCATCTTCAGCATATCTTACTGTTGCATTAGGGTCAGCCGTAAAACCGAAATCATTTGCGTAAGTGTAAGCGACATCAGGAAACTCTTCAATCCAAGTAAGCTGATTAAATACAACTCCTTTCATGGCTCCTCTTAGTCCTAAACCGTAAACTTTCCAATCAAACACACTAGCTGTTCCTTGTTTTACATTTTTGGGGTGAGGTGGTGGCTGGTTCTTTTCGCTAATAGATTCTCCATTATACAAAACATCGTCTTCTGTTACCTCATAAGAGCCAGGTAACCAAGGTTCATAAGCTAATATTTCATTTAACTCATTAGGTGAGATATATTTATTTTCTCTGAAAGTAGTTTTTAGGTAGTTTACATCTTCTCTTGGAATTACAGTATTGAAAACCCAATGGTCTGTAAAACATGGGTTAAAATCCATCCACCAAAATATTCTACATCTCATTTTAACCTGCTTAAACACCTCTTCTCTAATAAACATTACTTCATTAAAGAAAGCATAATCACAACCTCCTCCAAACTTACCATCTCCTAATAGATTTACTTTAGTGTTTAGTATTTTAAATGAGCTTATTTCTTTAGCTCTTTCAAATGGATTATCTAATCCAAAAAGATTTAAAATCCTCTTGAAATCATCATATAATGTTGTTTTGAATTCGTTGTATGTTTCCCGGTAGACATTTATTGTACATCCGTCCTCTTCATGCTTTATTGTAGCTAAGTAGATTATAATGAAAATAGAACCCCATGTCTTTGTACTTCTTGAAGAACCTTCTAAAACAGCACCGGTATAGCCAGATAAGAGCTTGGGCTTTCCTTCTTTATCAAAACCCCATTTCTGCCCGTTAATTGAATCATGAAGTATTTTGTAGTTAGGACTAGTTTTATCATTAAAAACTATCAATCCATCTTTTAACTCATCAATCTTTTCTTCTTCAAGTAATTGCTCTAATTCTAATATTTCATCATCTGTCAACCCCACTATTCAGATTGTATTTTTTTTCTTAATTCTTGTATTCTTGCTTTTCTTTCTTCTTTAGTTAGCTTTTCATTCTTTTGATAGTTGTGTTCTCCATAAAGACCTTTATGTTTAGCTAACATTTCGTAAGCTTTTTCTTTATTAAAAAACTCTATGTGAATACCATTTTTAGTTTCTTTTATTGATACTATTGACCTTCTTTGTACAGGGGTTAGTTCATCTAAGTTTTTTATAACAACCCCAGTTCTTGTCATTGTCTCAATTATATCATTCCCTTCTTCATCTTTTGTTTTATAAGGTATTTCAATAGAACCAACTGTTACAATGTTTGTGACATCCAACATTGCCATTGCTTCAAGCTCTTTGATTATGTCGTCTCCTTTTAATCGACTATTTTCTTCATTTTGTTTTTGTCTTTCTGAAACATACTCCAATACGTTAGTAATTGTTAGTATTTTAGAGAAATTAACTTTAGCAGTTTCTTCACTTACAGATGGATAAAACTTTTGATAAGCTTTAGTTCCGTTAAACCCATTGACAAACCACTCATCAATTATTAGCTTGTATTTTTCTAAAGTACTTTCCTTCATTTATTCTTGCTTTAAAAGTTTTCCTGTTTTTTTACAAAAAGTATATCCAAACTCATTTGCTAAGGGTTCAGCTTGTTTAAATGTTTTTTCTGTATCTTTTAACTGTTTCTGAATTAATGTAGATATTCTTTCTAATTTTTCTTTGATTTGAATCATCCTAAACTTTATTTATGAAATTTACTGGTTTGGATTAATCTTTGATTTTGGCTCAAATTGTTTATTGCGGATTTTGGTTTATCTATTGATTCTCTAGCTTTTTTACAAGCTTTCAAAAAATCTTGTTCTAACTTTTCCTTGTTATTATGAACTGTATTAACCTCTGTCTTTCCTGATGCTTCACGTAATATCTTTTCACGGTATGTTCCTACATAAACCTCTTTATTACTCATACTTTCATTGTTTTTAAAATGCCCCGAAGGGCATTGTGTTAATTAAAAATCTATCCTCCTAATAGTACTAAATGTCTTTCCGCTTTCTGTCATTATATAGTAAGTACTAGGACAGTAAATAGGCGTGATTACATGCTTAAACTTACCTTTCTCTTCTTTTTCAGAAATAATAAACATATGAATGTCTTTATGATTATCTTTTGGATGGTCTTTTAAAAGAAGGTTATACTGTTCACTCATTGGGGTTTTATAAGTCTTATCAATTTCCTCTTCTTTTGTCAATTTCCTATCATCATAAACCAAATGATAAACATCACCTAAAATTTCATTGCTTTGTCTGTTTTCTGACGTGACACGTCTTAAAATAAATGGCATATATGTATGTGTTTATGTATTGCTTACTCTTTAAAGGATTTTCGGCATTCTCCTATTTGTTTATTATTTAATTCTGTAATTTGAATATTACTTGCTTAAACGAATTGTTAACATATATAACACTATCCGATTTAATTATTCTACACTCTTTAAAAACCTTTAGAGTTTTATATAAAGTTGCTTTTGATACTCTATAAGTGTTTTCCATTTTGTATAGAAGCTCTTTACTTGTAAAAGGTCTTTCATACTCACATATCTTTTCTAGTATTGCATACTTCTCAGGAGTCTTTCTCAAACTATTATTCTCTAAATAATTATCTAAGCTCCTTTTGTGTTTATCAAATAAGCTACTTTTACTTTGATTAACTAATTTTAAAACAGTAGCCCCTATAAGGGTGCAGTCGTTTGTTTCTTTCATCTCTCCTCCTATATCTACAAAAACTTTATTTTCTCTTATTTCTATTAGTTTACTCATTTTTTTGAGAATTTTTTTCTATTCGATCATAAGGAGGCATGGTTTCTAATCTTATCGCTTTAATTGTTCTTTTACCTAGAACAATTGCTTTTACAACTCTATGGCACCCATCAGCTATTGTTCCATATCTATCTAGTATAATAGGATGCTTCAAGTCTGTATCTGTACATCTTTTGGCGTGGTGAATAAAATCATCTAAATCATTTATCTCCCAAGTACTACGTCTAAGATCTATTCCAGATAAAGGCATGTCAAATATTGGATATTGTTTTGAGTGTTCTATAAGCTTAGTGGCTGAATACACATAACCATCTGTATCTTCATAGTAATTTTCTTCTAAGCTTACTTTTTCAATAGGTACGGTAGGTATATTATTCATGACTCTTTTTCTTTTTATCTATTAAGGAAGCAAAAAATGACAATGTGATAAATGCAAAAAAGTTTATTACAAATACTATTAATCCATAGTCAGAATAACCAAAACATATAGTCCTTACTATTATCACTATTCCAAAAATTATTTGAAGCAAGAACACTACTCCAAATATTTGTAAAATTGTTTTTGTCATGATTTTTAAATTATTAGTGTTTATCGGGGCTTAATCTACTTGCTTCACCGTGTAAATACAATTAAATTTCGTCAAAAACAGAAGTTCCATTATACTCTGAAAAAGTGTAGTAGAAACCTGATATTATTTTATCTGAAACTCTATTGCACTCTTGCTTATAAACATCTTCTATTTGTTCATCTATAGTCATTTTATTTAGATACTCACACCTCTTTAATTACAAGAGTGGATAGATTTTTGGCTTGCGACTGTTGGCGTTAAACTGGCAAATACCTCACGTTACTTAATACCATCGAATACTGTCCAGTTCCTCTGATTTATCTAACTACGTGTTTTTAACCCTTGTATTGAGTTTTATAAATTTTTGAAGATTCACTTTTATTTTCTCCTGTGATGAGGATAGACGTTTATACGCCAATGAAGAAACGCTGTTAATTTAAGCCGCGAATGTGCCGATAACTATAACAAATATAGTACTTTACAATAAAAAAACAACTATTATTTTAGTTGTTTTTTTTATATATTATGTCTTGTAATTCTTGTTTAACCTTCTTAGTTCTTTCTACTTCTGCCCCTTTTGTGATTGCGTAACTCAGTCCTAAGTTTTGAAGTTTTAACACAAGTAGCTCCTCATTAATTTTATTTTCTGAAGCTAGTTTTTCTTTTAGATCAGTAACTTGTTTTAACCAGTCATTATATTTGTATGCAATTGAAAAACCGTATTTCTTAAAATCTTTATTGTTTTTAAATTCTTCTAGTTTATTAAACAATGTTTCTACTTTCTGTATTGTTTGTTTCATGTTCAAATTTAATATTTCTTATATTTGTTTTATGCTATTATTTGTAGATCCAGAAAAAGTTAAAATCCCCTTGGGTGAATTGAATGTTAGTTTACAGGATTTAATTCTACTATTTGTGTTTTTTATGTTATGGTGTGTTGGGTTGATCTTAAACGAACATATCAGAAGAAAAAAGAATGATTTTTAAAAATTGTTTTTAGGGAAATCCCATAAAGATAACTTGCCTTTTACATTAAGGATTGGTTCCTTATATGAAACAGGATTTGCAAGAACCCAATTATAAATTATTTTGGTGTCTCTATTAGTATGGAATTCATTTCCAACAATTACTCCATTAGTTTTTTCTGCCCAAATAGATTCGTGATTAATTACACAATCTATAATATCAACCTCACCAATGATTGCTCCAAAAGGCATATAATCTACTTTTTGTGGCATTTCTTTAACTTTAGAAGTGATGTACCATGCTTGCTCTTCTGTTAAAATATTTGGTAAGTTTCCTGCTTTTTTTAAAGAGCTATGAATATAAATACGACCTCTGAAACTTGTTTTCCATGTCCTGTTCTCTATGTCTTTGATTCCATTAGCTATTAATGACGCCCAAGGTTGCTTTATTGACAATGCTTTCATTTTATAATACTCTTTAGTTTAAATATCGGGATGATGTTATGTTTTTTTATATTAATGCATTAACACGGATAACCTTCATGTAATTCTTTACTTTCATCAGTATAAAAAAACTCATCAAACATTTCACACTCTTCATTATCACATTTGTAAATATCTCCCATTTTTTTGTAGTTACTTGCAGGGTAATATATTCCGTTTCCTGCTGTACCATAAAAACTTTCAGGTCTTCCAGTATAATAATAATCATGATAATGTAATTCTTGTTCACAATGTGGACATTCCATAGTTGTAAAATTATGATTGAAAATCAATCGTTTGTTTAATTATAATCTTTTAGCTTAATTTTTTTTATATACTCCTTGCTTGTTTTATGAATAAATTCTTCCAATGCTTCTTCATTTAGTCCTGATAAATCTATTGAATGAAGTGATAAAACACATAATAAATTTCTCTGTAACCTTTTCAAAAGGTTTAATTCTTCAGTTGTATAGATATCAGTGATTTTTTTAAAAGATTGTGTATGCTTATCATGATACTCTCTTTTTCCATCATCATTGATAATATAATATCCACTAATAATATCATTTGTGTACTTTCTTACTTTTACAACTTCATAAGTATTTCCAATTGTGATTTTCTTTTTACTCGATTTGTGTTTATATACACACTCTATACGTTCCCCTACTTCTATTTGTCTGATTTGAGTCATTTTAAAAGTTTTACTTTGAATTACCCTTCAAATTTAAAGTTTATTTTTGAGTTGATAAAATATTTTTAAAGTTTATTTTTGAAATATTTGTATTTTTAAAAGTTTTACTTTAATTTCACTTTGTGAAACTACGATTAAAAGAAGTCGCTAAGACAAAAAATGTATCTATGGGTGAGATAGCTAAATATCTAGAAGTTACTCCTACCCAAGTATCTTACTACAATAAAGGGACTAACCAGATTCCTTTAGATAAACTTCAAAAAGCTGCTGATTTTCTTAATTGTGACTTATTAGAACTAATCGAACCGTCTTCTCCAAATTTTGCTCATTTTTATAATTCAAATGGTGAATGGTGGGGAATTAGAAAAGAATAATTACTCTTTGTTTAAAATTAAATCCAGCATCATCATCTCTCTAAAAGAAAATGTTTTTGGAATTGATTTGTCAATATACATATTGAAACTAACCAATTTATTGTTTTGCTCTAAATATGTAAACTCTACTATAATAATTCCTTTCTTATAAATACGAGTGTACCATTTATCGTATTCGTACTCTTTATCAAATTCAAAACCCGCTTTTTTTATATCTTTTTCATTCATGGATATTGTAATCTTTTAATTTATCTATATCTGTTTTTGTATTTTCCTCTTGGTGTTTTGTAATCTCCTAAATCGTCAATTTTTTTGACTATAAAATAAGCTAATAAGATTGTTATCATGAATTTATCTGTTTTCTATTAACACAAATATATCTATTTGATTAATGTTATTATTTAAAACTTCTTTATTGCTAATTACTGAGTTGAATCCATTCTTTATACTATTAAACTTTAGCATGTATTCTGATTCTACCTTATTAACCTGACTATCTTCTATGTTACTCGGTAATTCTTCCAATACTTCAAAAGTCCAATCACTCAACTTTGTTTCTCTTAAATACAATCCAAAAGGACTATAACTTTTCGTTAAGTGATTCCACCATCTAAAAAAAGGTGCATTTCTTGTTTTACCTACATAACATTTGTCTGTTGCTTTCTCTGTGCATTTATAGATATAAATAGGACTTTCTTTAGTTATGTAGTATTCATCATCTGGAAACTCAACGTTATTCCACTTTTCCTTTTTGAAATTTTCATAACATACATCGTCATCACTTGAACAAAACATAACATCTGACCCTAAAAGCCTTTCATCTATCCTTGGTTTTGATACATATTTATTCTCATGTACTTGTCCGCATTGTGAACATTTCCATTCTCCTTCTTCAATTAATATTTTTTCATATTCATAAAGGGGGAAAATAACTACATAGAAAAACTGTGCTTCATCTTTAGTTTCACGTTGATAAACTTTATCTTTAGGGAAAAACTGAGGATATTTACTCAATAATATTTCTTTAACCTCATTCTTATCTTTTGCTTCAATAAGTGGTTCCCTGATTATAGTAACAGAATCAAAAGGATTAGTCCACCCATATTTATCTTCTATTACAGCTAAAGATTTTACTACCCTTATAAATGCTTTAAAAAATCCCATTATCTACTGTTTTTTAAAATAGTCTCTAATAATCGCCCCAACGAAAAAGTATAGGGCGATTATTATTGGTATACCTACCAATAATAAAATTGTTGCTTTCATTATTTTGACCTTGCTTCTAAAAGAGGTAAACCAGCTTCAGTAGGAACGTATATCTTATCTCCCTGACTATTTCTTATAGCATCAATTTTCAAGTACTCTAAATATTCTTTATTTCCTTTCATTGATTCTCCAATTATTCTATTTGCTTCAGCTACACCTTTTGCTCTCTCAATTTCTGCCTGCGCTTCTGCTTTAGCTATTTTTACTTTAGCTTCTGCTTCTAACGTTGCGCTTTCATTTTTTGCTTTTGCTTCTTCAATCATTGCTTTTTTACTAGATTCAGCCTCTAATAAAATTGCTTTTCCGTTATTTTCAGAATCTAACAAATGTTGTTCTCTGCTAAATTCATAACAAGATGTAAATGTTAATGATAATACGATTAGCGTTAAAATGTTAATTTTTTTCATTTTGATTGTTTTTAAAGTTTTTAGCGATTTCATTATTAGTAGGTATCGCTATTTAACCTACAGATTTAATGAATACGTTACCTTTTTTGGTTTTACGTAATTCGTGATTAATATTTCTTGTCTTCTGTTTTTTAAATTTCTTCTTTCCTCGAGATAGATTACATTCATTTTGTAATCGGAAGCAAAATCTAAAACAGGTTCAGTTGCAAATTCAGACATTGCAGAATTAATACCTGAAGTATCCATTATTTTAAAACAGTCCTCAGTATCATTAACAGTCCATTTATTTACCTTGTAAGTATGTTCTGTACCTAAGTAAACAGGATCTAGATAACACAAACAATCACTTTTAGGTGTTACTTTGTCATTAAATGAAATTTTTCCTAATACCTCACGAAAATCAACGTTTGTAATTTTTGCGTTTTTAAGCATTTGAAAAGTTGGTTCAATACGATCAATTAAATTTCTTTTACAATGACCTATTCCAAGTCTTATAGTATCTCCTTTCCCCATGTAAGTAAAATTAGATAGCAATAAAAATCTAACTGCTTTTCTAACTGGATCTGTTTCTTCATTTTTTAGGTAGTACTTGATCAAACTTTCCGAAACTGGCAATAATTCCAATTGCTTTTTTAATTCTTCTTTTTGATCAAGCATTACCAAGTACAAATTTGTTACGTCTGAATCAGCATCATTAAGTATTGAAAACTTAGGAGTAGGCAAATAAAAATAACTACCACCTGCGCCAAAGAATAACTCAATTCTCATTCTATGAGGTAAAAAATTCGCATGAAGCTGTTTTGCTAATTTGCGTTTATTTCCTAGTCTTGTTAATACCACTTTATCTACTGTTTTAAAAAAATCGGTACAAAAAGCATTGGCGCGAAACTTCCCGATAAATGTTTACTTATATTGCTTTCCACCCATCCGAAAGGGACCTTGTGCGCAATTTCTTTTGTAGCTCAATAGCTACAATTACTTTATAATTTCTATACTCATTGCTACATAGTCTTTCTCTAGACCATAATTACCTCCTTGTAGTATGTGAGTAACTTTTACGTTACATTCTTTACCTGTGTATTGTTCTGTATATGGACACCACTCTTCTAAACACAAAGTATCGCCATCTTTGTAATCTCTATCGTTTTTGCGTAACTCTACTTTTTTAAATCCATTCTCAACTTGATAAAAATGAATTGGTAATATTTTAAGATTGTGTATTTTCATCTTTTGCGTTTTTGCGTAGCTAGATTGCTACTGTATTTCTGTTTTTATCCTTTCTCTCAATGATGATGCTATATGCTTTTCATCAACGGTTTCATAAACCATTCTCAAAAGAGACTTTAATTGTCCTTCTTTATAGGCTTGATTTGTCGTTTTTTCAATTATGCTTTCTAATCCCATTATCTACAGTTTTATAATCTTAGCTAACTTCTGAACCTCCTCATTTTCATCTTTCCATTTTAAATTCCATCCAAGAGGAAAATTCTTGTTTAAAAATGCTCTAGCTTTTTTTAGCTTCATTTGTTTTTCTGTTAATTTTTTCATGTCTTTAAAAATGCGAGCAGATCTGCTCATGTTTTTTGTGCGCTTATAATTTGTACTGGATCTAGTCCATATTTTAAAAGCTACTGTTTAAAGTTCATTGTTCCCATCATAAAATCAACATAGGAGTCTATCTGATCTTGATCGTTATGATATTGATGTTCCTGAGCCATTTCAATTGCTGTTCTCATTTCCCATTCATTGGTTGGATATGGAGAATAAAAATTGTGTACCCATTCTCCTTCCTTAGCTAATTCACAAGCGACGTCTTCTTTTGAAGCTTTTTCAAAATCAGAATCAGTTAAATGTGTATTCTCTATTAAATATGCTTTTGCCTCATCTGTTGTCATGATTTCTACTGTTAATTTATTCGTTGAAAAACATGCCATACAGATTGTTCTATAAAAGCAGTTCCTAAATATTTCCTATTGAAATTATCAATTGGATTACCTGTGCTAAAAACCTCTAATTCAATTTGTTCAGTTTTCGCTTCTGGATCAACTAAAGCCCAAATAAAAATTTCGTAAAACTGGCTATCAACTTTTAAAATTTCATAGCCTTTTGGTAATTCTAAAAATTGAAAGTCTTTTATATGTAGCTTGTATTTATATATTCTTTTCACGTTTTCTACTGTTTAATTAATATATCCTGTTTCGAATTCATTTTGCAACAATGAACACACACGTCTTAATTCGTTCTCAATTGCTTCATGTTTAATCACATCTAAAGTCATATTTTGTTCTCTACAAAAAATTACTCTTTGATGATGGAAATCTTCACGTTTACGAATTTCCTTGATTACTTTTATTGCTTTACCGCTCATTTTCACTACAGATTAAATGTTATCTTCTCCTAACACAAGACAATCTTCAAAAGCGAATGGTTCGCCTTCATGTCCTTCAGAAAATTTCACATTTCTAACTTCCATTTCTTCTAATGGCTTGAATTGAAATTCTCCATCAGTGTCTTCAATTAAAACTTCCATATGCTCTGGATAGCTTTCTAATTTCATTTTTAATTCTTTTACTGTCATGATTTCTACTGTTTTTAACCTCTTGTTATTTCTCCTGATTTCTGTTTGAAATCATCTGGTATTACGGTAGAAAAGTTATATCCATCACCGCATTCAATATCTTCAGAATAATCACCAATTAATATACATGGGTAACTTCTTATTACTCTGTTAATCCTACCTTCGTATTCATTCCCAAAAAAGTCAAGTGCTTTACTCAATTCACTTTTACTATTCAATAATATTTTTTCCATTATCTACTATTTAATTAGTCTTTGTTTTTTTACATATTCAAGTCTTTCTTGAAATGTAGTTTTAGGAAGAATGACAGATTCATCTTTGCTTGTTTCAGTTAGTAAATGGTATTCTTCATTTATATATTCACTAAACATTCCATCACAAACACCTTCACTTCCTGCGTCCTCAAACATTTTTAATTCCCTAGCAATGTCTTGGCAAGATGTATGAGCTTTCCAAGTATAAATTGTTCCTTCGTACACATTTGTTTGTGATTCGTAAACCTCTCCTTTTGGGATTACACCCCAACAAAAATTGCATCGGTGCTCTTTTCTAGCTTTAGGCTTTGAACTGTTTAATGTTTCCATAGTTTGCGTTTTTGTGTAGCTCAATAGCTACAGTTTAAATTCATTAATTTTCTCTCTCAGTTCTTCAAATGTTTCTTTTGTTAAATATTTTTTTGTACTATTTATCACAATCATCACTGGATAGGTCTTACCGTATTTTGTTATATGTTTTAGATATATCATTTAACTACACTTTTAATGAACAGTACATTTTGCCGAGACCGTTCTTTTCGGCATTTTTTAAAGCTTGAATAGCTTTAGATCCTATTGCAAATAATGTGGTACCATTTGCAGGTTGATTCCCTAACTCACCACTTGGTTTGATAAAGCTTATTCTTGATTTAGTGAATAAGTGAGCGTCTGAATTATCAGCAATTAATTGCCACCATGAAGCAGAAGTTCTATCTGGAAATAAAGCAATTCCATTTCCGTGATGGATAAATTTATTTATCCAAGCTGTTTTTGTTTTTCTATCTCCGAAAGGTGGATTCATCCAAACAAAACCAATCCAACCGGTATTTAAACCATCATTTTTATTAGTGAAAAATCTTGTTGCAGGAACATTACAAAAACTTCTATCTTCTGGACTCGCTACATCTAAATCAAATTTGACATCTAGCGCATCAAAAATAAATTTTGCCGTGTACCACTCGTTAGATTTTCCTTGTGCTTCGTGTGACATCTTTAACTACTGTTAATTTGTTTCACTGTTAAGCCATTCTATACATTCTGAACACAAGTACACAGAATTATTATTATCTCCACAAGCAGCACAATTATTTCCTTTATTCATACTACTGTTTAATTGTATAGTACACCCATTCCTGAACAAACAGGACAACCACCACCTTGGCAGTTATAACATGGGTAACTTTCTTGTTGTTTTACTTCTTTACATAATTCATGTCCGAAAAGGCGCATAGCATCCCTTTGGTTAAATTCATCTGCGTTTAATCTGCGTGCGCAATTTTCGCAGTAATGTTTTCTGCTTCCGTAGTTGTACCAATTTGCTTTTTTTCCTGTGGTGCAACTACTCATGTTGCATGTTCCGTTTAATTCGCCTTTATCACTCATACTACAGTTTTTTAAATGCCCCGAAGGGCATTTTGTTAACTTCTAGTTTTGATATTAGCACATGCTTTGAGCTTCTATATTTCCACTTAAATATGTTTTATAATACACACCACCACTCCACTCTTCGTGATAATACCCTCCATCATCCGACTTGACAGCCCAATGAACCCCTTGAAATACTCCTGAACACACAGTAGAACCCGATTCATATCTCCCTCCTTTAACTTGTTGTTGTTCAGAAATACTTAATGGTTTTCCTAATTCTAAAATTGATTTTTTCATGATTAAATGATTTTAAAAATTTGCCTACTCTATTAGCTTTTCGGCTTCCGCTTTTCGGTTGAAAAGCTTGTGAAGTATTATCTTTGGAGTCCTACGTCGAAAGTTTTGGTGCTTCACCTAGCTTTTGTTTTAGCTCTCGCTTCGGCGGGAGCTTGTTTTATATACTGTATTTGATTCTTTAATAATTCTAAATATTTTGCTCTTGCTTTATGAATTACTATTACCATTTGAGATTTGGTTAACCCTAATTCAACCATTTCATCAATCCATCTTTGAGCCATTTCTTCTTCTTTTTGGTTTGCCATAACTACTGTTTTGGTGAACACTTAATTGCATACACTAAATCAAAAGACGCTAACTCAAGAGCATGAATATGAACCTCTGGTGCATCACCAATACCGCCTGAATTATCTGGATAAGGTATATGAATGAAAAAATCATTTTCATCTAAATCCATATTTGGAAGAGTAAATACATATCCAGTATCAGTATTCTCTTTATCTTTCCATTGAATTTCTACTTTTCCGCCTGCATCTACTCGACCAATTATTTTTTTATTCAATAATTCAAAATTGTCATATTCAAGTGCATTGGTTCTTTGGTGAATTAATTCTTGTATTGTTGTTAACATGGTTATTTTATTTAAAGTTGTTAATATTAGTTTTACTACTATTTAAAAACACAACGAGTTACTGATACTCCGTTTATTGCTCTTGAGTTCTGAGGCGTACGTAATATTCGCCCTTTCACTCGTTGTGCTTGGTTTTTTAATTGGTTATGCTTCTTAAGACCATTGCTTTCCCTTCTTTTATCCAGACTTTTCCTTCATTTATTTGAATTTTCTCTAGATTCCTTGCGTCTAATAATGCTTTTTCTCCCTGTTCTTTTAGATATGCTTGAGTGTATTCCTTAGTAGATTTACCTCCATCAAATTTTTTCTTTCTTGCCATAACTTTTATGTTTTTCTAAACCTATTAATTGCTTTAGTTCTGAATTTATGTAGCCTATCCATTGATCAACACTACTAGTTTTTCTTTTTGGAAATACTACTGTTTGTATTCGTATCATAATTACCTAGTATTGGTTTGTAATAATTTGAAATAGTTTTTTATAATATGATTTTACTTTTCGTGCCTCAAGCTTTCTCCTTTCCAAACTAATATGTTGCACATTTCAGGTATCCTATCAGCTATTCTAGAACCATATCGTTCTAATATGTTTGACATCGATAAATTTGTTGTAATGATGGTTAAAGATTTCCCTTTGTGTCTTTCAAATAATACTTCCTCCATTAACTCGTAAGAGTTAAAAGCCTTTTTTTCAGCACCTAAATCATCAAAATTTATTTTTCCTTTATAAAAACTTTTAATATTGAAATCAAGATGATCTTTCTTGGAAGACAACATATACCCGCTAACCATACTAATACAACTTACTGTTCTAAAATGCATTCTAGCGTATCTGTGTTTTTTTATCAGCTCTCTGCCTGCTTTAGACAATATTTCAAAGAGTTTACTTTTTCCTACTCCTATTTCACCAGAAATAAATAACCCCTTGACTAATGAAGGTTTGTTTTTTATAATTCCATTTTTATCAAAGTTTTCATCCCCAGCAAAGTATCTTAGTATTGTAAAAACTATTTCCCTATTGAAATCGTTAATCTTAAAAGCGCATTTAGATTCTTTGCAATAATCTTCTGGTTTGGTCTCTAATATTTCATTGGAAGCTTTTTTAAACTCATTCCATAAAATATTTTTATCTATCGATACAATCTCTTTATCCACTCCAACCACTTCTTGAATGATGCATTTTTTATTCATATTCCTTCATTTTTTCTATAAGTGACTCTCTGTTCAAAGTTTCGACAGTACTCTGTTTAGTTTCTGACTCTAGTTTTATTTTTTTATCTACCCAATCTGTTTCGTCCCAACTTGATTGGTACCCCCACCATCCATGTATCTTTTCTTTTGTGTGTTTTTTGTAATCGAAGTATGCAAGTGTTTGTTTTTTAAAATTTTCAAATTCATTTTTGTTTTTTAAACTTCTTAGAAAACCATGAACTTTTATTTTTTGAGATTCTGTAGTTTGTGAAAAATAATTACAAATCAATTTTTCAAAATCACACATCTCACTTGTTTGTTTGTTTATTGGTTTATTGGTTATATGGTTTATTGGTTTATTTATACTAACAGTGCCTTGTAATGTGCTTTGGCTTTGCTTTATACTTTGGATTGATGTTGCTTTGTCTAGTGCTTTGGTTGTTGCTTTGGTATTATTTACAATAGCAACTATATTACTAGTATGTTGGTTTTTTGATTCTTCAATCATATCTATGAACCCCCAATTAACTAGATCAGTCAATCCCTTTTTATAAGTTTTCCAGTTTTTTACTCCAATAGCCTCCATTACCATGTGTGATGGAAGACCAAATTTTTCTTTCCATCCAAGCCTATTACATTGCTCAATTGCGAAAAAGTATATAGCAGTATGAATAGGTCTTATTAATTCTGGGTTTTCAAATGAGAAATCAAACCATTGCCTACTTAATTCATAACTATTCATAATCTTCTATTCTATCGGGGTAATTAATTTTGTTTTCAACTGCCATTTCAATTAGCTTTATAGTTGTTTTTAATGGCGTAACAACTTCTTTTTGAATTTTCTTATAATCCTCCTTATTGTAACTCTTTATGCATAGTAATTGAGCATCCTCCGCCTCTCTAAGTGTTGTTTTCAATAAGTTTATAGGATAATTCATATTCTTTCTATAGTCTTTGCTATAAGATTATTAAAAGTGTTTGTTTTACTTTCCTGGGCGTTTGATATGAACTCTACAGAAAGTTTGTCTCCTTCCTTTAAATACTTCCCTATCTCTTTTAGTTTTCCTCTTAACTCAACCCACATTGAGTTGCTTCCTTCTTGAATTTTAACTTTCTGCTTTGGCGGCTTACTTTCATACTTTACCTGAATAACAACTCCCTGTACTTTCATTATTTTATTACCATTTGTATTTTAAACTTGTATAGGTTTCTTAACTTTTTTAGAGCAAAGCTTTTTTCTGCAATAAGAGCATCTTCATTAGTAGCATAAATACCTACTATCTTCTCTTGTTGATCTACATAAGAAGCAAACTCTTTTACTTTCTCTATGTATTCTTCCATTTTTACCCCCCCCCGTTTTTGAAGTCATGATATTATTTATTTAAAGTGTTTATATCAACCGCTAATCCTTTTTCTATTAGTCCGAATACGTCGAAGTGCCACTCAAATACTCTTTGAATACTTGTATATGATAACATTGTTAATGGATTAAAATCGTTTCTTAATATTTGTGACCTCTCATTTTCATTAAACGTTTCATACAAATCAATCCACCCATGTTCAGTTAAAAAACGTTTTTTCAAGTATGATAGTGGTCTTAAAGCTAATTCTAAAGCGCAATCATTACAGTCTGCGTCTAAATAAAAATCATACCCTTGTGTAGTTGTCAGTAAAACATCTGGATTCACATGAAGTGAATCTATAGTGTCAATAATTTTTGTAATTTCATCAGTAATAACGCATTTTACTTGATGTTCTAAATAAGGTGTAATATGCTTTGATTCTAATTTCATAATTCTTTAAGTTTTTGGTTATAATAGTTGCGTATTCTTTTTAATTCTTCTCGATCCCATTTATGGTTTATCTGCTTATCTAAAGCTGCTATTTCGTTTAGATTTTCAAAACGTTCTTTACCTATTCTATTAGGAAGCCGTACCCTGTATTCACTTTCGTTTCCTTTTCTCCTTATGTTGCATTGAACACATTGACCGTGAATATTATCTTCGTTGAATTTTATACTTGAGAATAATTCTGCTTTATAAAAGTGTCCTGCTTGATGATCTTTGTGATAAGGTTCACCACAGCTTATACATGGCTTTCCTATATCTCTTAATCTTATGTACTTATGACAAACATCCCTTACCGATTTCAACAATGAAGCAAGTCCATTTCTTTGCTTTTTTTCTTCCTTTACTGCTTCTAATTCTCTTCTTTCTTTTGTTGCTTTTAGTTCGGCTTTTGCTAATTTTATCTTTCCATTTTCAGATGTTAAGAGCCAATTAGCATAACAACACATTTTTCCTAAACCGTAAACCCTGTACTTAGTGATTTTACCACATCCATATCCTTTTGCTTGTCCTGTTCCTTTACAGGGCTTTGGTTTTGGTTCTATCATTATTTAAGCGACACTTTTAGTTGACTTTAATTCGATTAACTTCTTTTGATTCTCGGGTATAGAAAGAAGAACTTCATTCATGTAGTCTCTAGCTAAATCAATCATTTCCTTTAATTGTCTATTTCTAATTTCACAGTAATTATGTTGAAATACTTTTACTCTCATTTCTTCAGGAATTTCAATAAAAACACCTTCAAACCACTCTAATTCTACAAATGAGTTGTTTTCACAAAAACTTTCTAATCCTTTTAAAGTAAAAATGTGATTACAAACTGTTTCAACAATCAATTCTTTACTTTGTTCGTTTCTAACATTACCTTCTTGATCTAAAACATTGTGCTTCCAGTCCAATCTCTTTATTTCATCATTAACAAGCTTATTTGGTGTATCTACTAAAACATATACAAGCTCACTCTCTTTAAGATCCCATAAGTCCATATAACAATCTAATTGCCATATGTAGCCTTTGTTATTGATTTTAGTGTCCATTAATGGGAAAGTCTCGTAAGACCATGAAGATTTTATGTCTCTTATTTTTCCTTGTGAATTATCACATTCGCCTGAAAAATATTTATTGGTTCTTCTTTCTTTGTTTTTTAGTAGAAGTTTGTCTAAAACATTTGAATAAGTTGTAATTGATTTATCCTCCTGGACAAGACCTTTATCAAGGTATTTTGCTTGAATTTTTGAACTTCTTTTAGTTAACTCTTCAAAGACTAATTTTTCTAAATACTTTTTTGCTGCATCAGTTAAAGTGCATTTAGCATCCTTTCTTTCTAATAATCCTCCTAATGTTTTAACTTGATTTAAAGTCAAAGGTTTTCCATCGCCTTCGTGTCTAATTTTTAGTTCATTTAATGTCTTTTCTTGATTTGCAGTTAATGGTTTAGGAACTCCCCCCATGATATTAACTACTGCGTGCGGTCTAAATAGATAATTATCGAAGTTCATAACTCTATGCTTTTGTTTCTTGATTAAATACTATTTGATTTTCAGCTTCTGTTATCTCATCAGAAAAAAGCTTTAATTGCTCTTCGTCTAATGAGTTTTTAATTTCTTGAAGTTCTTCGATTGTTTCTGCTTTTTGAATGAAACTTGAAATGCGCTTGTCCTCTTCATTTACCACCTCTACATCTATTGTTTGAGAATCTAAATCTTGAATATCCCCATCAGAGATTTCTGATCCAGTAATTGTACTATATAACCATGCCCTTGCTTTTCTTGTAGCTTTACCAATTATAGCATCAGTTCCCATGAATTTATTAACCTTAATAGGTATTTCAATTTGTCTTTCTCTTTTTGTAGAATTATTTATTGACCAAAAAACATTCATAACAATAGCTGCACTTGTATTCTCTTTGTTTACCCTTGGTAAAGAGGGGACTATCTCATAAGACAACCCTTTGTAGTTTGATAATAAATAACCTAACCCTTGTTTTGTAGGATATGTGTTTCCAGCAATAATGTTGAACTGATTTCCATAAGGCTGTAGACCCATTAAAACTGCTTCTATTAAACAATTTTTTACTATCGCTTCTGAGTACCCTCCATTATTGTCTTTATCTGTTTTGAAACCAAGTACATTTCCTTGAAGCTGCATGATAGGTTTCATGTATTCAGGTGTAAGTAATTGTTTAAGTTCTGCAGTTGCATTAGCTATCATATAAGCTCTTTCAAAACCTTTAAGATTTTCTTGCCCTAATACTGAAACAACACTATTATTTAGTTGTTTTGCAATTTTAAGTTGTGTGTTTTTTTCCATTTCCGATTGTTTTATGTCCGTTGAAGGGTTTGAAGTTATCGCCCCCATACAATCGGACTGTTAATATTATTTGTGTTTTATTTATTGTAAAAGAAGCATCCGTAAAACTCCTGTTATTGTTTTAGGACGAATTATCTTACCTTGGTACTGCAAAGCCTATTACAACTCTTTTTCCTGATTCATTATCAGTGTAGGATTCATAGGTGTAGCTTCCAATATCTTTAGCATGGTTTTCTGCCTCATTCCTTACTTCTACACTCATACCAATAAAAAGCTTTGTTAATCCCTTTTCTATTCGTTTAGTAATCTCTACTCTTTCTTTTGTGTAATACATGTGTTAGTTAATTTTGATTAGTTATTCTTTTATTAATTGGTTGGTTATACCTTCCTCCTACAGATTCCCCCAAAGCTTTCAGAGGAAGGCAATCAACTAACCAAACTTTCATTATTCAAAGTGATGTAATACCCGTTATTTGTTTTTATAGATATTTCACCTTTTCTTAGTAACTCGTTAACTATTTTAATATCCTCATAGTGGTACAAATATTTCTTCCCGACCTTAAAAAAGTTAACTAGCTTTAATTCTCTTAAAGACTGCATTATTTGTCCATTGTATGAGATACCTATCTCATCACAAAAAGCTTTACCTGTTACATTTAATGGATTCATAATTTGTTCTTTATTATTGTCTTGTTTAAAGAAGGAAGGGAGTAGCCAACCCTTCCTCAGTGTGTGTTCCTTTTAAATAAGGTTGCTACTTTTTTATTTTTAATTTTCTTGTGGCACTCCGTTTTGCTTCTGAATGTACTTTTGCATGAAATCAATCGTACTCCCTAGCTCTTCATCTGGCACTCCGTAATTACTGGCTTTAGAAAACCAATGGTTTTTCATAGTATTTACTTTTCTTCCGTTCTTTTCTGATAACTTGATCATGAAGTCAGATTTATCTTCAATCTGTCTTAATAAATACTCTATGTTATTTCCTTCTGTCATTATGCTACTGCTGTTAAATTTGCTTTTAGTAATTTTATTTCTAATTGATTTTCTATTAAGGATAAGCCACTTCTTAACCCAGATATGTAGCTTTCTGTATCGTTATAATAGTGCGTGCTAGAATTAGCAACAGAATACATCCATACACCCATATCCTTATAGGACTCATACACTTCTACTAGCAACCTTCGCTCGTTATTAACTATAGATTTTTTTGTAGTTACCACAATTTTGTAGCGGTTACCATTTGTTAAATACCCAGTAAAATTGTTTGCTATGATTTTCATAATTAAAGGTTTTGGAATTCTAAGTTGTTAGTTATTTGATTGATAAACTCATCTTCTAAACTCACCTCTCCATTGTGTGAATTAATAACAACATTGATACTTGAAACACAATCAAATTTGAAATCTCCGCCTCTCCATTCAACTAAAACCTCCCCACTTATTACTACATAAAAGTTTTGCGTTTCAAAATTTATTGAGAAATCAACTGTAGAATAAACATCTCCATCATACTCTGGATAATCTGTTTTAATTGGAAACAAAGCATTCAACACCTCTTGCTTTTTTGTTAATGTTATACTATCTAATACAATTGTTTCCATATTTTGTATATCTTTGTTGTTGTTGTTGTTGTTGTTGTTGTTGTTGTTGTTGTTGTTGTTGTTGTTGTTGTTGATACAAACATACGATACATATTTCGTATATACAATATTTATTTCGTATTTTTACGAAAAATAATTGCTTTTTTATGGAAATACATAATAGGATTGAACAAATAATGAACTCTAAAGGCTTAAATTACAGATCTTTAGGGATTTTGATTGGATATTCTGACTCGCAAACAAGAAACGTTGTGTTAGGGAAATCTATACCAAAAGTTGACTTTATACAAAGTTTACTTCGTGTTTTCCCTGAAATTGATGTTAAATGGCTTATAACTGGCGAAGAATCAAATTTTAATCAAAAAGAAATAGCTCCTAATAATATAGAAGCTATAGCTATAAGCGTATTTGATAATTGGGATATATTTATGAAAGACAGATTGTTTAAAGCTAACTTCGAAAGTAAAGCTGCTTCTTGGGCTTTAAATATTAAGAAAGAGCATAGTTAACAGGTATATGTCTTAAGTACATACCTTCGACCTGTTCTTGTGTCATAGAACATAATTCTTTAGTTAATTTTTCTTTTTCCTTCTCTGCTTTTTCTTCTAATTGTTCAATAAGATTTCTTTTTGAATCTTTAATTCTATCAGAAATTAAATCAGAGTTATTAAACTTATCTTTGTAATTATTACTCATTGTCTAAAGCGTTTTTAAGTAAGTTTAATGATTTTTCTTTATACATAAGTTTCTTTTCCTCTTTTATCATATCCTCATCTTCTAAATCTCCTAAAACAAAATCAAACAATTTTTTAATTAAAGTTTTAAGTTTGTCTTCAGAATATAATAGTGCTTTCTGTATAAGGATAAGAACTCTTCCTGATAATATTGATAAAAATATCATGCTAGACCAATAATAATAAGGAGGGAAATCAGGTGTGCCCCATAATTCTTTTTTGGGAACCAAAATATGAATAACAAAAAAACATGCTACGAATAATACCAT